CCTCCTCCTGCTATCCTCCTACCAAGACCACCACCAAGCGCACTACCTAAACTACCCATCATATTTCCAAGCATCCCTCCTCCGCCACGACCAGGGCTACCAGGATCGTGAGTCGCCATGTGCTCAAACTGAGGCTGTAATCCTAATCCTAAAGACTGCATTCCACCTTGATGTCTAAGATCTGCAAGCTGTTCTGATAACTCTAATCCACCTCTTCTTAGTGATTCTTCAAATGCACTTGATCGCTGTCCTCCACCCATCGCAGTAAACCTTTCCGCCAGATCAGGGACAGTATCCCTTTCAAACAAATGCCTATATTTTTTTTCTAGCCCCACCATATCCGTATCTGCCATGCCTCGCGACATTAGCTTCGCCATCGTCGCTTGCTGTCCACCAGTAAACCTATTCAACTTATGAATTTGCGAACTAGGCGCCCTTCCTCCACCACCACGACCACCCATGAGCCCTGCTCCAATAGATCCTAGTAATGAACTAAAAAATCCCATCGTATCTCCTTATTGTTTTAAATATTCAAGTACAACATAGGTAGTATCATAAGCTGCAAAGTTCGCCGATGTTGTTATTACTACATTAGTAGAAGTGACATGTAAATGTATATCACTATTTGCATTTGGTATCGGTTGATATACTAAGCCTGTAGTGTCAGACGCACACCCATATATTCTAGTGAACGAAAACCCAGAAGTAATATCAACGTTATGGGCAACGTTTTTCGTTGCTGTATTTGGAAGTGCTCCAAAATTAATAACCTTTCTAAACGCCTGTCTTCTATTTATAGCCTGAGTGCTTGAAGAGCTCGCATCTGGGCCTGCAAAAAACGACTGCCCGTTAACAAATTCATTCTGATCATAATAGGCCGAATCTTTAATATTAAGATTAAGCTGCATCAAGTTAAGATTTTGATAAAGACGAACCAATAGTTCTTTAAACTTCTCACTTTTAACATCTAAGTCCTGTAACTCTCCAGCATCCCAAACAAACGTCGTTGGGACAAACGCACCAGTATCTACACCGTCAGCCATTACTGCAACCTTTCTGAAGTTTTACGCGCGAACAGAACTAGTCCCTCAAGTTGAAAATCAGACTCTGCTATGTTTACATCTTTCATCTGATCATCATCAAGATATATTCTTATCTGAACACATTCACCCTCTGTCTGAAAGTATACTGGGTGCCAAAGTCTTTTTTGAGAATCTTCAAGAGGATACAAATCAAATGGATACGTCTGCAGCTTGTTATCTCCAAGCAAACATCCGGTTGCTTCAGCGCTTCCAACCATAGAAAGCTGTGTTGCAGATGGATAGTAATCAACTGTTAATTCACCAAATGTTGTCTTCATAACAGCGAAGGAGATCTTAGCTAAGAAGAAGTTCTTCGCCTTATCGATGTAAAAGTTCCACTGCTTTGAAAGTATATCTATTCGCGAAACTCTAGCTGCTCTACCACCGCCTTCATATGTTCCGGTCATTACAACATCCATAAGCCGAACAGTATTAGAATCAACAATATCTACCTGGTATATTCCAGAACCATCAAATGTAACACCTGTTGCGTCAATTATTTTTATGAAAAAATTATCATTAAGCGTGTGATTGATTATTGTGCAGTGAAGATCGGTGCCAACATATTCAATATTTGTTATTTGCATAACTGCTTCATTTGTAGAAATATCTGAATCACAAATAAATACAAAGCCCTGCTGATTTCCAGCAAGAACCTGCCTGAACTTAGTTTGAGTAGACCCACTATCCCATCTAAAATTAACTTCTTGCCATGTAAGCTCTGTGGATTCCCAAGTTGTATCATTTTGGCCTTCAAAATATCCAAACGCAGTTATTGTATCTTCTGCAACTCCCCACGAATCTCCAATGTAATCATATATAAGAACTTTATCCGGAAATATTTGCGAATATTTGTGAGCATTAACTGTTGGTATCGACCAATACACTACCTCAGTAAAATATTCTCTTACCCCAGCAACCCTCTTTAGACCTTCATCACTTAATCTTATCTCAAATACTTGGTCAGATATCTCTTCGTTAATCTTTGAAACATTTGCCCCAGAACAACCATGTATCGCTGTTCTTCCAACTGCAAAAACAGCCTTATCGAATGGGACTGGAGATTTCAAAGACTTAGAGCCAAGTTCAGTATTTATCTTTTGCCATACGAATGGCTGTACTTGATTACCTGTATATGCTAATTCCCACGTGCTTCTCTCAAAGTAAACTATAAGTCTATCTTTAATAAACTCGGCAGACTCTATTTCTTCTTCTGTTGGTGCGTCTATAAATCCAGCACCATCTGAACGCCTGGTTGTTCCACCAATTGTCCAAGTTAAACTTCCCTCTAGCCATGCACTTGATACTGCAGCGGCAACATTATCCGGTACATCGGCCGGAAAAGGTGTTCCATTGTGAGAGAATCTACATCTATTAGCATGTGCGCTATTAGTTCCAGCCGTTACATCTCTCTCAATTGTATTAAGAAGAATCAATCTATCTTTAAATGGAATAATAATCTTTGCCGTTTGTACATATCCATCTGGAAGATTTGCAGCTACCATGAAAACTGGCCTAAACTCAGACCACGTGGCGTTTCTGTAGGCGTATAGTGGATCGTCACCAGCTCCTGGAGCACCAATTGTTGCATTAAAATTAGTTACAAAAAGAGCAGTTTCATCAAGAGTTCTGCCAGTCCAGTTTGCTGACCAGACAAATTCAGAATCGCTTCCTTGAAGAACTACTGTTCCATCTCTCCCCCAAGATGTTCCATTAAATCTATATATGAACTGCTGATCAAAAGCATACGTAGGATTGTTTGCAACCATGTTCTCTTCATAATGAGATAATCCCATAACAGGCTGTGCCGGATAAAAATAAACACTATGTGCAATAGCTGAGTTTGCAAATACATATGCTCCAGTTGTTGTATCAAATGTCATAGTAGTTGAAGCCCCGGTATTAAGCATAGTTCCTGGCGTACCTGTTTCATGGACAGTAAATATCTCGTCATCAATAGAGAACATTTGTCCAACTGCAAATACTACCCCAGGGACAGTCCCTGACGCTGCACCCGCTCCATCAGTCGTATCTATTAGAATTCTTAGTCGTGAATTCAATTGATCGAGCATAGATATGTCGGCTGAACCACCCATCAATTGTGATCCGAATCGCTTCCTAACAACACCTTTGTGAACATAAGCATTATTTAAGCGAGCAAAAGAATCCTCTGGTATCTGCCACGCCTCAACATCTGTTACTAGACCCGTCTTAATTGGGGCTATAAGAAAACGATCGTAAGCCATATTAAACCCCTATTGCTGTATAGAAGAATTTCTTTGCAGCATCAGCCGTATTAAATACAGTAACATTGGTTGTTGTAAAACTTTGTGAGTATAAAACTCCACTCTCTCCTGTTGCACCCTGTCTTGTTACTTGCATGTTATAGACAGTTGTAAACACTGGAATTCCTGCACCTACAGCAAATGTTGCTACAGCTGTTGTATTTGCATTAACAGTTCCAGATCCCCACTTGAAGATTATCCCAGAAGGCAGAGTTGCAAATCCTGTTTCAGCTTTAACAGCAGATGTAAATTCCCATCCAGATCCAGCGCTCTCATGTGAGAATACTAATTCTGGATTCCCTGTAAGAACTGAAGTTTGACTATAAAGTCCAACCTCTCCTGCGACAGTTGTTGGAGCTAAAGCCTGGACTGGAAACTGAATAAAATTGTGCTTACCTTGTCCAGCTGCATCAAATGTAACATGATTTATATCTACAAGTGTCTTAATCGCAATAAAGTTATTTAAAATGTCATCCTGAGACTGTGAGAGAAGATCTCCTGCCGCCGGAATTATATTTTTATAAGCCACCACCACTCCTTTGTTTTATTTTTTACTCTTAGAATCTAGGTTCTGAAGCGTAAACAAGATGAAAAAGAAAATAACTACTACTACAACAACAGGAATTAAATACTCAGTTGAAAATACATTCTGTTTAGGAAGTACTTTGTCCAACATCGCTTTCGGCTCCTCTATCTGTATAAATTGTAGCTGTTCTTTCGCCTGATTGTTGCACAACAAGTCTTTGCAATACAAGCGCTCTTTGTCTTTCGAATTCAGGCATTATTGCTTGAACACTTTCAACATCCATTCTATCTTCGAATACTTTCTTAGATGCTCCATAGGCTATATACTGCCACCACTGTGAAAGATCAGGAATATCTGTGCTATCTAATAACTCTGTAGGTCTCTTAAAAGCGTCTATTTCAACACGATAAGTTTTATCTGGAACAGGCCTAAAAGTGAATATATTGTTTTCAAATAAACACATCCTTGGTCTAGCTACTTGATATGCATACGTCTGCGCAATAACGTCTTCAGTGTTTCCAGGAGCAACGGGAAACGTTAGCGAAAAAACTCCTGTCAGATAGTTTATTGTTCCAACACTTACTGTAGAATCTGGCTCAACTAGATCTCCTGTTGTTGTTATAATTCCAGTAACCCCGTCCACTTGTGGTACGTCTTTAAGAACTATTCCATTTCCATTAGCATCAACTGAACTAAACGTCGTTGTTGACGCAAGAATAGGAAACCTATTTAAAGTCCCTGTAAACAGTGT